GTGCGAAACCCCCATGCTGGTTTGCTTTTCCAGCAACTTTTGTGTGGTTTGCGCGCGGGATGCGGCCAGTGCCTCGGCTGACACATTAACCACCTTGCCGGTGAAAAGGTGACTGGGGAGTTGCAGCATCGAGGCGAGGGACTCCACGTCACTTTCGTGCGCGGCGATAAACGGGGCCATGTTGGTCTCGGGCAGCGACCCGAACTGAACATTCGGATCAGAACTGATCAGAATGTCCTCCTGGGCCAGCTTCCGCTTGTCGTCCTGCCGATTAACATCGTCCTCTGCCTGCTCCAGGCCGGTTGCGGTTCTGACCTTCCACGAGTTGTAGTGCTGAACGAGAAGCCTGTCGTAATCGGTTTTGTCGATGCGGGCCGCGACCGCGATGACGGGCTCAACATCGCCGATGCATCTTCCGTCCAAGTCCATTTGGTTGACGTAGCGAATAATCGGACATACCCCGATTGAATGCTCAACGGTCTTAATGAAGGAGAACTTTCCTCCCGCATCGGGGTTTTCAAATTCGTGGTACACGTTATCGTCGTACCAGCGCCACGTTTTGTTGTCCGGCATCCATTCAAGCGCCCAAACGGGGAAATCATCAGAAACGGGATCTTCGTACATGGCGAAACAGCGCTTTGGGCTAACGCCGCGGATAACTGGCATCGGCTTGCCCGTGTAATCTTCGCCGGGCAGAACCCGGACAAAGCTGTAGCCGTAACCTATAGTGCTTCGATGTATGGCGATTTGGTGGGCGGAGAAGTTGTTAGCGACCCAAATGTCCCATGCTGTTGAGTTCTCTCGACGGGCCGGGGACCGGAACCCGTCGACATACATGGCCTGGGCATAAATGGAGACGCTTAAACCAAGCCAGGGGGACCGCGAAAGCTCGAGGAGCGCGCGTTTTTCTAAATCCCGGGGGCCCACCTTGGTGGTGTAAGGCTGCTTGCCGTCCATCCACGCGCCGATCCGCTCCAGGCGAGTTTTTTCCTTATGCCACTTCGGGTAAACCTCGTTGCTGATATATTCAGCGAGCTTTTTGCCGGTTTCCTCTTTGGGGGCCTCAAGAGCGTTGACGACTGGGTCGTCTCCACCGTAGGGCGGTGGGTTAAGAATTTGTGGCATTTACCATATCCTTCCGCCGATAGCGGCTCCGATGTGAGCCCCCGGGGGCCTTTTGCTTTCCTCAATGACCCGTTCAGCGAAAAGTTTGGCCATTCCGTAGTGTGCGTAGCAGCAAGAAACGATGGGGGTGATGTCGGCCCCGGACGGGTCTTTGCGCGAAAACCCCCACGATGGGCTTTCGTCTCCGCCTTCCTTTGAGCCGATGCTGTAGCGAGTTGAATTGCGCAGTGCTGACGCAATCACCGGGTCGTTGAGGTGGCGAATTTTTCCATCCCGAACAGAATCGTGAAAAGCCCCGGTAGCCCTTCCGATGTCCGCCTGGCCGATGATGAGCAGATCGACTCCAGCCTCTTGGAGGGGGGCTATTAGTGACCCAGGAGCTCCGCCGCCCTGAATTACCACCCTCGCGGGCGGATTAGATGACATATTTAGTTTTTTCACGAACGGAACTACCCACTCGGTGCCCTTGGCCGACTCAATTACCTCAACATGGTGATGCCCGCTTTCGGTCTCTCCGCACACCGATACTGAGGCTCTGTCCCTGAATGGTGAGATATCAACCGCCGCAACGAATTCCGCGCCAGTGATTGATGAATTATCCTGCCCGCATTGATCCCACCATTCCATCGGGATTACATCGCGAAGCGCGGTGTCCGCCCACAGCCCTAGCCGCTCGCGGCAGAACTGCTTGCCCCAGTCGAGGGCGTGCCCTTCGCTTTCAATGAATTCCTCTTCGATCCTTATTCCCAGCGCCGGAATGGCCCGATACCATTCGTCCCGGTCCTTCGGGTCGCACCCCGGAGATGCCGACCACTCAAAAAAGGCTAGCCGGGGAGCGCGCTCCAACCCGCGCTCACGCACCCTAAAGAGGAACTCGCTATCCTCCATCCCCGTGGACGAGGCGTACCACAATTGGGGGTTAGGGCGTGCGGAGAGCGTCATCATCGACGCTGCGATCACCTCGGCGGTGAGGCCGTAGCTCTCGTCGTAGACCACAAGGTCCGCTGAGAAGCCACGGCTTGGATCGTTGCCCCGCGCCTGATACATCAAGCGCGAGCCATTTTTCAACTCAATCGACACGTTGTCGTTCCCGGTGCGGAATTTATGCACCATGGCGTTCAGGTCGGGTATTTTCCTAATTCGGGCGACCTGCCGCAAGAACGACTCCTTGGCTGTCGAAAAAAGTTGGGCGCTGTGTATCTGAAGTTGCTCACCGAACAGAAAAAGTCCAACCAGTTCGCGAAGTTCAGCTATCACAGTTTTTCCGCACTGACGCGGCACGATGAGGCCACACTCCGTGGCCGCCCATTTTCCCCGGGAATCTAGATTCAGGGATGCCCGCAGAACATGCTCCTGCCAGGGGTCCAGGTCGAGCCCGATGAGCGCAAGGAATTCCATTGCCTCATCCCCCCGGGACGACGACTCAAAGGGGGGGATCGTGTTGATCGTGGGAACCTGGCTCCCGACTCGACGGCCATGAACCACGTTAGGCCGAAGCTCAACGGGCTCCATCGGTTTACGGGTTACCTTTTCGGCCACAGCGTTACCCGACGCCACTGCGCTCCTCAAGCCACCGCTGTAAAGCTGTCTTTTCCCCAGAAACCTTCTCGGAAGAACGACCCAGGCTGAGCTGGGACAAAATTGTCTTTAGGGCCAGCTGCTGTTGCCGCGCCTCAGAAAGCAGTCCATCGACAACCACCTTCACGGTGACATTTACCCCGCCGACCCGCCGGTTCACCACCTCGACTTCGTCCGCCAACTTCAACCAATCCCGACCCTGGCCGTTAAGGGCCGACGACAACCGATCCAGCCGGTCCACTGCCCGGCAAGCCTCGCCAAGCAGAATGAGCCCAGCGGGGTCGAGTTCGACCGATTCGGTCACCTCAGCCCACAAGGCTGTGCCGCGCTCCCGAAGATCCCCCGGGGGAAGCACCTACTTCTTGGCCTTCCCCGGCCGCTCAGGCTGCTCCGGCGGAGGGGCATAACGGAAAAGGGGCTCACCGGTCACCGGATCGTTTTCCCCCGACCGGACCTTGTGCCACATCTCATTTTTGACCAGCGACTCCGCCCATCCAACATTCCACTCGTCCCAGTCAAAGACCACGTCATTCGGCATTTTTGCTTTCCTCAATGTAGGTGTCGAGCAGTCGATCCAACGCCGCCGTCCAAAAACGCTCCGACTTCATATCCCCGCGAGAACGGGCAATGAGCACTTCCATTCGGGCAGAAAGCATCAAATCAGTAATACTCGGCTTAATGGGAAACTCCTATTGTTTTCCCTCACGAAATAATAATAGCAGAAAACAAGTCATTAACATGCGGATATAACATTAATGCAATTTGGCAGCTCCCGGCCGGTGAGCAAAAATCCAAAACCTATTGACCGGGCGGCCCTGGGTCCGCTACAGTTTGCGCCACGGGGGAAGAATCATCGCCAACCCTAAGAATCCGTGCAACTGGAGGAATCAGTGGTATCGCGAACTATACGCATAGACGACATCGACGGCACTTCGGCAAACTCAACCATAGCTTTCTCCATTGATGGAAAAAGCTACTCAATTGACCTCAGTGAAGAAAACGAAAAAAAATTCCGGGCCGCACTAGAGCCCTACATCCGGGCCGCTGAATCAATACGAAAAGAACGCCGAACCAAAGTCGTAACCGAAACAACCGGAATAGACCAACGCATGGCCATCCGCGAATGGGCAAAAACTCAAGGGCTTAGCGTGTCCCAGCGGGGCCGCATCGCGCAAGACATCGTTGACCAATTCCACCTGCATCATGGCTGAATCTCAGTGCTAACATTCAACCCATGATCAGGGTTGATGAATACGGACACGCCACCCCCGGAACGTGGCACAAAAGATACCTCCAAGCATGGGCAATGGCCTTCCCCTCAAGGGACCAGCAATCCGACGCCGGAAAATTTTCCACCAACGGAATCTGGACATCGGCCACACCCGCCTGGGACAAATGGTGGTTTGAAAGCTTCGGGGCGAAACCCCCACGCCAGCGCAGATACATCAACAAATGACTTTACCGAAAAGGGTTAGCCCATTCTTCTTCGCGTCTTTACTCCCCACCCCCCTACCCCCCTCCCCGTTGGGGGGATGCTGCCGCCGGAAATCTGGCGTGTACGTCGGGCCACCGGGGGCAGCGTGGAGTCACCCCTCTGACGGCTCGCGCCCATGGTTGGTGGGCCACGGGAAACTATCGCGCCACCCGCAATTCCTAGTGTAAAACAACTATTGCCGTTAATCGGTTATTGCTATCGGCGTTTCTAGGGGGAAGCAAGAC